TGGGAAATTTATTTTTTATTGCACCTAACATCTCGCTAAACCCAACAAAACCAAAGTGAAATGAACACAATATCAGTAAGTTATACTTTGGTTTGGCAGTTCAAAGATTATCCATACCTGCAAATTACAAGATGCAGGAAAGTGATAAATACTAAGACTGGACGAGTTCTAAAACAATGCATTAATGGAGGATGTGTTGGATATTGGGTTGCTTCAAATAAGTTTATCACCAAAAATAATATTAACACTCATATTCAAAAAATAAAGACAGACATTAACTGTCCTTTTTAAAAAAACAAATAATCATGATCCACTCAAAATTGAAAACCAGCATGCTAAATAAAATGTGTGCTGGTGACGAAATAACGCTTATTGTACCAAATCCTAGAGATATTGAGACTGCAAGATCTTTATGTTATCGAATGAACAGATTAAATAATGAATTAACATTTAGTACGCATGTAGATTTTAGTAGGCTAATGATAACGATTAAGGCTAATGATAATATTGTAGTGGATGAGTGAAGTATAAAATCTTAAAATAGTAGCCTATATTTTTAGATCTATTCTCATGAATAGGTCTTTTTTTATTTTAAATAAAATGCAGAAGTATAGCATTTATAAAATAATAAGCCTTATATTTACATAAATTAAAAGATTATGGATTTTAGAAAAATGATTAAAGAACGTGGTTTAAAAATCACATGGTTAGCTGACAATATAGGAGTATCTCAGCCACTTCTATCAATGTATTTAAGTGGTAAAGTTAAGATGCCAGAGATTGTGAAGGAAAAATTAATTGAACTATTAAAATAAGGATTATGAAGACAGTAGAAGAAAGATTAAATGATCTTGAATCGACGGTAAAATCATTAGTCGAGTTAATTAAATTAAAAGAATATCATGTAACTATTTCGAGAGATGAAAGCCTTTATGATAAATTCAAAAAGTTATATGTAGCTAATGGATATAAAGTAGATAATAAAAAATCTGCTCAAATATTTAAGGTAACTACTAAAACTATATACAATTGGCGTAAACGTATAGAAAAAAGTCTTTAAGCGTTTTCCCTCCTTTCCGATGTGTTTTCGCATGGTTTTCGAGCGCAAACAGTTGGTATCATTGAGTTACAGCGTATTTTCCTACTTTTCCTATCATTTTAAGTAAATTAGAAAAAATAATTTCAAAGAATATACTTTTACTAAAAACATGAGCAAAAAGGGAAAATCTGAAGTAAGTTATACATTATCAATGAGTTACGATAAAATAAGTAGGAAAATCAATAGGAAAGCACAAGCAAAAAGACACGCAAATCGGAAAACGCACTATATTTTTTAATAATATGAGAAGTAAAAAACTAAAATAAATGAGCAAATTAGAATTAACTAAGTGTTTTAGGTTAATAGATGACGGGTTTAGTTTAATTACGGTTGGTGAAAACAAAAAACCTAATTTCAGTTGGAAACGAAGCCAAACTATACCAATGTCTAAAAATGACTTCGAAAAACAATATTATTACGATGGAGGCATTATAAAAAAAGATGGTGAGGAAATGCAAAAAACTCATAATGTCGGAATAGTTACTGGGTATAATGGACTTGTTGCTATTGACATTGATCTTAAGGTATTAAAATCAGCTAAGGAACAATTAGACTTTTGGAACGAGTATATCCAATTTCTTGAAGATAATATATTAGATTTTCATGAAAAAGTGGTTATCGTAAAAACACAATCGAATGGTTATCATATTTTATTCAAGACTTCAAATCCATGTGGGAACGAGAAATTAGCCAAGTTAGAAGGTCACAAAGAAGCTATCATTGAAACACGAGGAATTGGAGGCTATGTGTTTATCTATGAAAGATTTTACAACAGTAAAAAATACTCCGATATTGATGTTATAGATGAAGATGATTTTAATATAATAATGCAATGTTCAAAGTATTATAATTACAACGAGCCGGAAGTAATAGAAGATATACCCAAGAAAAAAAATACTGGTTATGTATCAAATCCTGACGATATATCTCCGTGGAATGACTTTAACTCTAAAAACAGCGTTTTAGACGTTATTGGTTCTGACTTTACGATTGTATCGAATCTTTCTAAAAAGTACGTTATTAAGCGTCATGGAGCGTCCTCAGCGCATTCAGGATATGTTTACAAGGATAAAGATTTGCTATCCATGTATTCGACGGGCACAGAATATCCAACTGTCTACGAAAATGGAGGTAAAGGAATGTCTGCATTTACGTGCTACATGTACAAATATCATCATGGTAATTTTGATTCAGCTGTAAAAAAAGCTTATGAAGATGGATATGGGACAAGACGAAAAGCACCAGCACCGATAATTGAGATTGAAAATATTATCAAAGAAGATGTCGGAGTATTTCCAATAGATATTTTTCCTAAACCTATTCAGAACTACATACTTGAGTGCAATAATACGCTTGACTCGGTAGTCGATTACATGGGGTGTTCTATGGTATGGTTGATTTCTACGATTGTTGGAAATAGCTTTGATGTTAAGGTGAAAAATGGATGGAAGGAAAAAAGTATTGTTTGGATAAGTGTAGTTGGTGAAGCAGGTATAGGGAAAACTCCATCTATTGATATTGTAATAAGACCACTACAAAAAATTAACTCAAAACTAATCAAGAAATATATTAAAGATTGTATAAAATATGAAGAGTTTAATGCATTAACTAAAGAAGAAAAAAAGAGTGCTGAAGAAATAAAAAAGCCTACAAAAACTCAATTTATAGTCAATGACATTACGACAGAATCTCTTATAGATTTACATCAAGAATCTGAAAACTCAATAGCTGTTTTTAAAGATGAGCTTGCAGGGTGGTTTAAAGATATGAATAAATATAAAGAAGGTTCAGACCTTGAATTTTGGCTATCAACTTGGAGTAATAAGACTGTAAATGTTAATAGAGTTACACGTGCAGGTTCATTTGTACATAGTCCATTTATACCAGTTCTTGGAGGTATTCAGCCGAATATTCTAAACAATATGTACACTGAGGAAAAGAAAGACAACGGGTTTATTGATAGAATGTTGTTATCATTTCCTGATGCAAAAGTAGAAAGCTTTAACGATAAGGAAATTTCATACGAAATATTAGAATGGTACAACGACATTATAATTAATTTTTTCAACTATATTAAAAATCATCATATCATTATGAATGAAGAAGAAGAAATACAACCAAATACTTTAGCATTCAGCCCAGAAGCAAAAACCGAATGGAAGCGAATATTTAATAAAATATCTGATAAACAAAATAGTGATTTTGAAAATGAGTACATGAAGTCGATGTATCCAAAGCAGAAGTCTTATATTCCACGATTTGCGCTACTAATTCATCTTTTTGATACTTATGTGAATAATTATAAAATTGATCCATTTAAAGACATATCCAAAGATTCTATTTTGAAAGCTGAAAAACTAAGTGATTACTTTGTGAGTATGGCAAAGAAAGTAAAAGGTGATTCGCTGGAAGGATTTAGCATTAAAGAATATTTAAAGACGAATAAGTTAAAACCTAATAAAGAAAAAGTGCAAGAAATATTTAAATCAATGCCTAATTTCAACAGAAAGACAGTTGCAGTAGAGTTGAATATTAGCACACGATCAATAACAAACTACATAAATGAAATAAAATGATAGAAAATAATCATAAGTTCCCATACAAATGGACATTAAAAGATGCAAACTTTACAAAAGACAAAGGAAAAGTATTTAGTTGCTTTGCGTGTGGTGGTGGGAGTACCATGGGTTATAAATTAGCTGGATTTGATGTATTAGGATGCAACGAAATTGACCCTAAAATGATTGAAGCATATAAAGCTAATCATAACCCAAAATATGCCTATTTAGAGCCAATACAGACCTTTAAATTAAGAACTGATTTGCCTGATGAGCTTTACAATTTGGATATTTTGGATGGTTCACCGCCTTGCAGTAGCTTTTCAATGGCTGGGAATAGAGAAAAGGATTGGGGCAAAGAAAAGGTATTTAGAGAAGGTCAAGCAGAGCAAATATTGGATAATCTTTTCTTTGATTTTATAGACCTTGCAAAAGAATTGCAGCCTAAAGTAGTAGTTGCTGAAAATGTAAAAGGCTTGCTTTTAGGGAATGCAAAAGAATATGTACGCAAGATTTATAGAGAATTTGACCAAGCAGGATATTATTGCCAACATTGGCTACTGGATGCTTCAAAAATGGGTGTGCCACAAAAAAGAGAAAGGGTTTTCTTTATTGCAATGAGAAAAGATTTGGCTGAACCATTTTTGTATAATGCCGATATGTTTACAATAGTTCCAAAACTTGAACTAAATTTTAAAGAACCCGAAATACCTTTTACGGAAATATCGCAAAAAGATACAGAATTTGATAACCCTGAATGGGTAGAAATTTGGAATAAAATGAAAGAGGGTGATAGTTTAGAAAAATTTACTGGATATGGTTTTAATACAGTAAAAATTGAAAAAAACAAACCACTTCCAACTATTGCAGGAACACAAAGGATAAACAGCTTCAAATCGGCTGGACTAATACACCCAACGGAATGTAGAAAATTAAACAATATAGAATTTTGTTTGGGCGGTAGTTATCCTTTAGACTATGATTTTAGCATAGGTAAAGGAAACGCAAATTTTACTGGATATTTAATTGGGATGAGTGTTCCACCTGTAATGACTGCTCAAATAGCAAAACAAGTATATGAACAATGGTTATCTAAAATAAAATGAAAATTATTATCAAATAAATATACAAGCTATTGTGTAATTACTTATATTTGAAAAACAATAAAACAAGATGAACCCACTAGAAAATTTATTTAAAAAAGACCAGCCATTTATGATTCTGAAATACAATTGTCACTTAATATTCTCAGAATCAAAAGAGAGTGAAATAATGTACGAAGCCTTAGTAGTTAGGAATAACAAGCTTTATACTTTTATTTTGAATGGTGAACATCAAAAGACTTTCAAAGAAAATAAGAGTAAATTCTCATTGATTTACGAAGATAAAGAAGGTGCTATCTATGATTATAAAGACTTTAAATCTTACACTAAAAGTCTAAAACTTGATTTAGATAACTATTTAAAAGATTTAATTTAATGGATAGTCAAGAATTAAAAATAACATCTGATTTCTTTCCTCAAAAAGAAATAATCATAAATACTGAAGACTATAAAAAGCTTGAAATGAGCAATATCTTTATAGACCATGTAATGGTAATGTTAAGAACTCAGGACAGTAATTTATCTATGGCTACTATAAAGATTCATATAGCTCAAGAAAGAGACGGTATGGTTATTTATAAAATAAAGCCTTATTTCAAATATAATATTAATAATAATAGATGTAAAGTGTCTGGACATTTATTTGTATTGATTAAAAAAGCATTGGAAAGTAAAATCAAGTAATAATGAAACACTTTGTCAAAGAATGCACTTGCGAGCAATGCAGATTTATGAAAAATAAACGCAAAAATCGAAAGTACAAAAAGAAAGTAAAACGAATGCTTAATAAAAAAAGGCGTAAATCTAAAATAGGAGATAAGCCGATAATATTTTATTGGGCTTGATTTATTTAATAAAAAAACGAAAAACAATGGAAAAAATAACAGTAAATGCAGAATTTCTTTTTGAATTAGAAAACAAGCAACAATGGATCAATAGAGTCCCTCAGATACTCCCTAAAAAAATTAGATCAGGTGAATCTTGGATTTGGGTAGATAAGAATGGTAATGTTTTTGAATGTGGTGCAGATTTTTCAGCAGCCGAAAAGCAAAATACTTACCCATGTAAAGTTTATAGATTAGAAAGCGTTTCTGTTGCCAATAAATCTAAACAATAATAATGATAAACTTATATGACTATCAAAACAATATAATCTGCGCCCTTAGGACTGAATTAAAATCACATAATAAGATTTTAGTTTATGCTCCTACTGGCGCAGGCTGACTTGCAAAACTATTATATCAAAGTACATAATAGAGCGTTTAATATCTAACAATAAAAAGGTATTATTTACCGTACCTCGCATAAAATTAGCTATTCAAACAAAGAAATCTTTTGGATTTGGTAACCTTATCTTAGGAGATAAGACCGAAAACAATAATTCACTTTGTACAATTGCGAGCGTTCAATCTCTATACACAAGGAAGATAACTGAACATTTTGACTTTATACTGATAGATGAATGTCATTTCGCTCATAATTCTGAGTACATAAAGTACATTTTCGATACCTATAAAGAATCAAAAATAATAGGGCTTTCAGCTACTCCATTAGATCAATTTGGATATTTGTTGCAAGGATATGACACGCTTGTAAGTGAAGTAACCACAAATCAGCTAATAAGTCAAGGTTACCTAACGCCAGTTGAGCTATACACGTCAAGAAATACGATAGATACCTCAAATATTGACGTAATAGATGGAGACTATAACCAAGCGCAATCTAGCGAGGTTATGAGAGAGCAAAAAGTTTTATCTAATAGCATTGAAGAGTGGGTAAGGATAACAGAAGGTAAGCTAAAAACGATTGTATTTGCAACAGATATTAAGCATTGTGATGACTTGCATAGCGAGTTTGAAAGATTAGGATATAAAGTTGGTAGTGTTCACTCAAAAAAGAAGGAATCCGATATTTACGATACTTATGATCGTTTTAGAGATAACGATATAAAAATACTTATCAATGTTGATTTATTGACATTCGGTTTTGATGAGCCGAGTATCGAATGCATGTTATTTGTTCGACCTATTAAATCTTTGAGGCTATACATTCAGATGGTGGGCAGAGGTATTAGAACTTTTGCAGGAAAAACTAAATGCATAATGATTGATTGTGCAAATGTTGTATTTGATAACGGTTATCCGACAGATGATATTGTATTTATAAAAAAGCCAGTAATTAGTAAAAGAATTGACTCATTAGTTAAAATCGAACGAGATATTAATGGAAAAATTGATAATAAAGAAGTATCAAAAGAGCGTATTGATTACCTCGAAAAAATTAGTTCGTTAGTCGACCTATACGCCGATAAAATATATTTGAAAGAACAAGATTTACTAGATGATTGCAGGACAATTTTAAAACGTGGTGGCTATAATAGTTGGAGGCAAAACAGCGGGAAAGCTAACATAGAAAAAAGATGGGTACAATTTACCGATAAGGCAGGACTACCCGATATTACGCTAATTTATAAAAGCGTGTATATTGGCTTAGAACTAAAGCTACCAAAGGGAGCATTAACACCCTCGCAGAAAATCACGCTATCTGAATTTGTAGATAATAAAATTATATTCTTTATAATTGAAAGCGTTATTGATTTATTCGAGGTATTAGAAATAATTATAAAAAATATCACATCGACAGATACAAGTTTGGTAATAAATAATTATATTTATATTCTAAATGAAACTCAACAGAAATATAGAATGAAATATAAGCTGAATGATTATTTGATTTAAAAAACAACAAGATGACAGACGCAAGTGTAAAAAGATTAATATTAGTAACTGCTTTAGAAACTGAAGTTCAAGGCATGATTGCAGAAAACAAAAAAAGAGAACAAGAAGGTTGGGGGATAATATTTAATAATGTTCAATTTTGCTATATGGCTGAAAAAATGAGAGAATTAGCTAATGCGCACGATGACCAAGTTTTATTTGAAATGTAATAGTTAATTGAATAAAAAACAAAAAACCAAAATGAACGAAGAGCAACAAAAAGCATTAAACAAATGTATAAAAAAAGCGTCAAAATCATGGCAATTTTTAGATGTAGATGAGTTTCTGCAAGACATTAGAGGCGAACAGCCTATTTTTTTAGGTAAGGATTTGATGTTCATTTCAAGGATTGATAATGATGGATATATGCTTTCAATTGTTTCATTTAAGTTTGAGGAATCACTAAAAAACGAAGAATTTACATTAGTGCCTTTGTCAATTTCTCAAAAAACTTACATAGCATTCGGGATGAGTGCTTTTGTGGTGAAGATTAAGGAATAACATCAACTAACAAATGAAATACCTACTCTTGATACTAATCTTAACATCTTGCTCAACTCCTAAAAAGCAACCAATACAACCTAAAGCTCCTGAATATGGAGAGCAAAGAGATTGTTGTAATCGTGTGTGGCAAATAGGACACGACACATTATATTTTGAAGGATATATTAACAAATAAAAAAAACAAATAATTATGGCAACATTTGAAACAGTAGAACCGGGCACAATTGCCTTAATTCAACAAACACCAGAAGGTAGAATTTTACAAATAGGATTAACACCTGCACAAAGTAATATGCTACAATTCTTTTTGGCTAAACTATCAGAAAAAAGCAAACTGATACAAATGCCAGAAGAGTATGATTTGGTGCTTAAATCAGAATTGATAAACAAATAACGATGAAATATAAAGGATACGAAATTAACCAAGATAATACGGGATTTGCACCTAAAAAAATGCAATTCTACTTCACCGAAGAAGGAGAAGAGCAGATAATCGGATATGCAGAAAGTGTCGATGAGTGTAAAAAAGAAATTGATGAACTTATTGAAGAGCTAAGCCATGAAAACAATTAAAAACATAACATTAGCTACGATATTCTTATTATCGGAACTACTACTTAAAATATCAAAATCATGCCTAAAATGGCATAAGAAACTAAACCGATTTGTTGCTATTCATCATTATAGTGAGTATGAGTAAAAATGAAAACATGAATACTGTAAAACTAGGAGAAATCGTATATTGTAATATTTACGCTACTCACAATAAAGTAGAAGTTGTCTTTAAAGAAGTAGTTTATAAAAACGATGGATCAGGAACTTATAACGGTCGGGAACTACAAAAACTAAAGATTACAGAGTCAGTAAAAATTAATCGTATTGAAGTTTTGAAACGATTAGGATTTGAGAATAAAAATTAAATTATGAGCAAAGAAATATGGTTGCCAATACCTAATTATTATGGGTTGTATGAAATAAGTAATTTCAAGGAAATAAGGTCTTTAGATAGGGTAGTTTTAAGGAAAATAAAAGACAAAACATTCCAAAAAACTCTAAAAGGTAAGATTATAAAATCTACAAATGGATATAGCCTAAACTTATCTAAAAACAATATAAAGGAAAGAGTGGAAGTAGATAGAATATATTATAGTTGTTTTCATAAAATTTCATACGATAAGCACCAAATAATTAAAGAAGAAAAATTAATACATAGACGAGAGTTTACATCAAATAAACACATAGGTAAAAAAGGGTACAGCAAATATACTGGGGTAACTTTTAATAAAAGGTATAATAAATGGGTTTCTAAAATTTTAATTAAAAAAGAAAGAGTATATTTAGGAGTATTTGAAAAGGAAAAAGATGCTGCGTTAATGTATCAAAAGGCTGTAAAATACGAATACTTGTACAAAGGAATACCTAAATACTTTAAGAGTATGCTAAATGAAGTTTTTTTGGGGGTGGAAGAAAAAAGTATTATTAAGGAATGCAAGAACGAATTTTTGAGTAAAACAAAACAACCATGAAAAAACTAATAATACTTGCAGACATAAAGGAATACCTGCCACAGCTAGATAGAGAAGAAATTACTACAAGTAGATTTGCAGAGATACTAAATCAGTTAGCTAATGAAAGATCGAGAAATTATATTATTAGCGATTTCGATGCAGTTAAAACTTTAATAAATAAATTAGAAAAACAACAAACCATGAAAAGAGAAGAACTTATGCATTTCGCTAATTGGCTACAAGTAGCATCTTGGGAGAATATGGACGTAGACTTTGAAGATTTAGTAGATTATTATATTATAGAAAATTCACAAGTAACTGAACCTGTACCAACAGACCAAGATGCAATAAACGCAATGAAAAAACAATTAATAGATCACGGATTTAAAACTTATTTATAATGAAAAAACTAATCATCATTTTAACATTCCTTTCTTTAGCTTCTTGCAAGAAAGATGAACCAGTATTTGTAATGCCTAAATGTGACTGCGGTGAAATTAGAGCATTACACGCTGTTAACGATTCAACCATGTTTGGTTATCAAGTGCTTAATAACTGCTCAAACAATCAAAAGAACTTTTGGCAAAAAACTCCACTAGATCCTCGATATAAAGTTGGTGGTCAATTCTGTAAAAGAAGTGAATTTTGGTAAGGGAAATATTTTGTATCTTTACTATAGCTTACTTTACAATACTTTACAATGAACGAAAATCATAAAAGATTTGCAGATAAATACTTTGAAACGTTAAATGCGTCTCAATCTGCTATTTATGCAGGTTTTAGTGAAGATACCTCAAGGCAACAAGGTTGGCAATTATTGCAACGTGAAGACGTTCAAAATTATCTATCAAAATTAAAAGCCGAGTATTCTGAAAAGTCTGGAATTACTAAAGAATGGGTAATGACTAGATTTAAGGATATTTCAGATGACGCTTTTAGCTTAAAAGATTTTGGAGGAGCAAATAAAGCTACTGAAATGTTAGGCAAGATTATTGGAAGCTTTGAAAAAGACAATGAGCAAAAGAAATCCGAAGTTAACATCAATCTTTCAAAAGAGAAAATCAAACAAATTAGCGATACTTTAGAGAATGACTTATGATATTGAAACTTTAGAAGTAGCCAAAGTCAAGTGTTTAAAATCTCTTTTATTTCACACTAGATTCTTTTTTAAAGACCAATACAATAGAAAGTTTATAGTTGGTGAGCACCATACTATTATTTGTGAAGCATTGGAAAGAGTTCTTAAAGGGGAACTCAAAAGACTGATTATAAATGTTGCTCCAAGATACGGGAAAACTGAATTAGCGGTTAAATCATTAATCAGTCATGGACTCGCTTTAAATCCTTCAGCTAAATTTATACATTTATCGTATGCAGATAATTTAGCATTAGATAACTCTGAAGCTGTAAAAGACTTAATACAATCTGAATTATACCAAACTGTATTTCCAGAAGTCCAAATCAAGAAAGATTCAAGGGCAAAAGATAAATGGTACACTACTAAAAACGGTGGCGTTTTAGCGCGTTCTGCGAGTGGACAAGTGACTGGATTTGGAGCAGGTCAAGTAGATGAAGAATTAGACGAGTTTTTAAATGACATTAGTCAAAATGGAATAAGCGATCTTGATAGGAAATTGAATTTTGGTGGAGCTATAATAATAGATGACCCCGTTAAGCCTGACGATGCAGACTCAGATACTCTTAGAGAAAAAGTAAATAATAGATACGATTCAACTATAAAAAACCGTGTCAATAGCAGAAATACTCCCATCGTTGTAATTATGCAAAGGTTACATCCTAATGACCTTAGCGGTTACTTGCAACGTGATAATGAAGAAGATGAGTGGGAGGTGATAGAATTGCCCTGCATTAAGGAAGACGGCACTCCATTATGGGAATTTAAGCACACAATCGAGGAGCTTTTAAGTCTCAAAAAGGCTAATGAAATAGTTTTTGAAAGGCAGTACATGCAAAATCCAATGCCTAAGCATGGTCTAATGTTCCCATTAAAAGACTTAAATTACTTCGATATTAATAATACAGCAGGATTAAATGATCCTGACTTTACTTTTGTTCCATGCGACCCAGCCAATGAAGGCGGTGATGATTTTGCAGGTGGTGTTTTCAAGTTAATAGGTGATAAGATATTTTTAACCGATGTTTTGTATAACACTGACGGAGCAGACAGTAACGAGTTAGCCTTAGTCGAAATGATTAAGCAATCAAAAGCTAATAGCGTAGGCGTTGAATCTGTTTTTGGATGGGTGGAAACGGCAAAAAGAGTTAGGGAAGATTTAGCTGAAAAGGGATTTGAAGGTGAGTTCAGAATGTTACGACCTCGAACAAGTAAGCATAGTAGAATTTTAAACCGTTCATCTTTTATAAGAAATAATATGTATTTTCGTAGCGACTATGAAAATTACCCGCAATATTATAAATTTATGAGGAACTTAACATCTTACTTAAAAATTCAAGAAGCAGGCAAAAGAAATAAACATGATGATGCTCCCGATCTTTGCGAGATGGCAGGTAGTTATTTCGAAGTTAATTTTGCTCATCTTTTTGGAATGAATAAAATATAAAATATGGCATGGTATAATCCAAAAACATGGGGTGAAAATCTTAACAAAAGAAACATTCAGATACCTGAAAAAGTATTCATTGAGCGTGAAGGAGGGCATTATGAATATAGCGAATATGAACCTAAGCATCTTGAAAATTACTTAGAGTCTTTATTGGGTGGTCACTATTCAAAACAAAACTATATTAATTTATTTTATTGCCTACCTGAAATATTCGCACCAGTTAATGAAATAGCATCGAGGGTTGCTGATGCTAATTGGCAATTGAGAAAAAATAGTAATGATGAGGTGGTTTATAACGATCCGTATTTTAATAAATTATTTGAATATCCAAATCCGTTAATGAATTTTAAGCAGTTCATTTGGCAATCCGTATGCTATGAACTTTTGACGGGTGCGAATTTTCAATACATAAATAGACCTTCTACACTACAACCAACATTTGATAATATTATTTCTCTTTGGAATTTACCTACATCTAAGCTAAGTATTGAATTAAAAAAGAATGTAGATATTTATTCATCTACTTCGATGAATGATTTAGTGCAATCATACAAAGAAGGGCAAAGAGTATTCGAGGTTAAAAATGTTTTGCCATTCATTCAACTAGATATTGCATTTGGCAATGAATCAGATAAATTTGTTTCTCCACTTCAAGGTGCTAGTATTGCAATTAAAAACTTAATCCCAGTTTACGAAGCAAGAAACGTTATCTATGTCAAACGTGGCGCATTAGGATTCATAGTATCTAAGAAAACAGATGCGAGTGGTACGATGGCGCTAACACCAAAGGAAAAACAAGACGCACAAGATGCTTATCAAGCCAACTATGGATTGCAAAGAGGGAAATCTCAGATAGGGGTATCTTCCGCTCCCGTTGAATATATCGACACCTCGATGTCTATTCAAGAATTGCAACCATTTGAAGAAACCCTATCCAATGCAATTGCTATCTATTCAGCATTAAGAGTGCCTCCACATTTAGTACCATCTAAGGATAAGTCAACTTTCAATAATGCGAAAGCAGACATGAAGTCTTTTTATTCAGATGTAATAATTCCAATGGCAAATAAATACGCTCAGAGCTATACAAAGTTTTTTAACATAGATCGTAAATATGTACACGCCGATTTTAGCCATATTCCAATATTGCAAGAAGATAGAAAGGAGAAAGCGGACGTAGATAAAATATTAGGCTCTGTTTGGCTTGAGAGGTGGCAAAATGGAGTATGTACGCTCAACGATTGGATAGTTTCAAATGATGGTGTAAAGGGAGTAGGATTAATTTATGAGAAGAAAATCTTTGAATTAACAGAAGATGAACTATCTTTGGTTAAGAACGTATTAAATTTAAAAGGAAATGTCAACACTCCAACACAAAATACAGGAGATCAAGCAGCGAGCAGCTCCAATATCGTTTAGTACGATTGCTATAAATGAAAAAGATATTACTGAAATAACTGACCGAGTTATTAGAGGATATCTAGTTAAGTGGGGCAACAAAAATATGTTTGGAGAAGTGTTCGTTAAAGGAGCATTTGCCAAATCAATTAGGGAGCGAGGTCCGGGAAGTCAAGCGAAATATAAGCTTACTTTTTTATGGCAACATAACCAACATGACCCATTAGCTTTATTTGCTGTTCTTAGAGAAGATGATTTTGGTTTGTATTTTGAAACCGAACCATTGGATGATGTTCCAAATGCTGACCGAACTATTAAACAAATCAACTCAGGTACATTAAATCAATTCTCAGTAGGATTCGACTACGTATGGGATAAGATAGAATATGACGAAATAACAGATTCTTTAGTTCTTTTAGAGGTTGATTTCTTTGAAGGTAGCGTTGTAACTATCGGTGCTGATATGGAAACATTCGCAATAAGAAGCAAGGAAGGACTATCTGATTTGCATGATGATATAGAAGATTTTATAAATCAAATACCAAGAAAAGACAGATTGCAAGCTAGAAAGCTATTTGCATTACAGAAATCACTTATACCAATTGAGCCGTTTGAGCAACGCAAAAAGACACTCAATGAGGATAAGAAGATAAAGGCATTAGATTATAGCTATTTATTAAATTCACTTTAAAATTTTTACACATGACACCAGAAGAAAAAGTTGCTCATGATGCGTTGCTCGAAAAAGTAAAAGAGACCGCAAAGACTGAGATTGAAACTAGAGGCTACCAAAATAAAGAAGCTGTTGAAGCTCTTTTAAGTAGCGCTTTAAAAGATTTGCCTTTAGAAGCTCTAAGAAATTATGACGCTCAAAAAGTCAATGATTCCATTAAAAATATTGCTGCTGAACTTGAAAAAGTAAAGCAAATAAGAGCAGGAGAATTAGATGGCAATGAAAAAGAGTTGATTCAAAGATCACTTAACTCATTGTTATTTCCTGAAGATGGAAAGCAATCAGATGTGGAGTTGATGATGCGCTCGAAAGGTGCTGCAGGATTAAAAGAAGTAGTTCTTAATATTCGTGCCGCTGCAAATATGCAGACCGATAACACGATTAACGAAAACAATTTTCCATTAGCGATGATTGAAAGTTTTAACGTTATTGACGGAGTGGTCAAGAAAAGACGTGGAACTCAATATATTTTTGATATCGCAGACGTGACTACTGTTGCTGAACTTGAAGAGTACACAACATGGTTAGAAGAAGGTAATAGTGAAGGTGCATTTGCAGTCGTTGCAGAAGGGGCGGTTAAGCCTTTAGTATCTTATGCATTAGTTCGCAACTTCGCCAAAGCTAAAAAAGTAGCTGCAAAATATGTCATTACTGAGGAGTTCGCAAAATTCAGAAAGAAAGCTTTATCTATCATTCAGAACCTTATCAACGATAAGATTTTGAGAGATTATGCAGCTATTTTAACAACCGACCTACAAGCCTTAGCGGCTTCATATGTCGGCACCTCTTTAGATGATACCTTTGTAGCTCCGAATGATTATGATGCTATTGGAGCGGTTGCCGCTCAGATTGAAACGTTAAATTTCTTTCCTGATTTATTGATTATCCACCCACAAGATAAATGGAGATTGTCATTAGAAAAAGACTCACAAGGTCGTTATTTCATGATGATTCCAATGTACAACCCTGATGGATTAGTTACAATGATGGGATTTAGAGTTTTAACATCTACTTACCAAACTATTGGAACATTCACATTAGGAGAAAGCGGATTGTTTAAAATCGAGCAGGAATCTTTGACTATTCGTTTAGGCTATGGTATTGATTACACTACTGCGGTTGTTTCTGGTACTTCAGTTGTAACAGCAGTATCAAGTGACTTTGATAACAATAGAATGCGTATTATCGTAGAGAATTTCTTTAAAGACTATATCGCTACTAACAATATCGGTTCATTCGTAACGGCTTCTTTTGCAACTGTTAAAGCGGCACTTTTAAAACCTTAATACTTTAAGCCATGGCGCAAGAAAAAAGAGAACAAAAGATAATTCCAGCAGGACAGGAAGAAATCCAACCATTAACGACTGAAAATTCAGTAGTTGATGGCGGAACTTTAGTTAGACCTAAAGAAGATGTGGTAATTGTTGGACTCAAAAACAGCCTATTAGGTGAAGATGTTGAGCATACTGTACACCGTGTATTAGCCGACAAGCTAGTTTCTAAAGGTCAAGCGAAACTCAAAAAATAACATTCTTATGATTATCAATAGTACATATTTTATCAATGAGATTTTCATAGCGGGTCAAGCAAATAGCGTTGATGTAGACAGTTCACGATCTAAACTTTCGGGATTCATAAGTAAATATGAGCCTAAGTTTTTGACAGAGTTATTAGGAGAAGATTTATATTCTGATTTAACAGCAGGATTATTAGAAGTTCCTATACCTCAAAAGTGGACTGACTTAAAAAACGCCTTAGCAAATGATGCGACTAAAGAAAGTCCTATTGCTAATTATGTGTACTATTGGTACTTAAGAAATGCGTCAAGTACAACCGTTGAAGTAGGCGAAAGCATGCAACTTACTGAAAATGCTAATCGTGTAAGTTCTATTGATAAGCAAGTAAGGGCGTGGAATGAAATGATTGATCTAAATAAGAAAGTAATTATTTTCTTAAATCAAAACACATCCGATTATCCAAATTGGGGAGCAAGAACACCGATTCATTTCGGATGGGCTTACGGAAACTTCCTATTGTGTAGAGGATATGATTTGATTCAGTATATTAATTCCATAAACTTATGATGATTATTAAGGATATAATCAAAGATGTAGTATCTAAAGTAAGCACCGATTTACTCAGTCAATTACAGACCTATGATTCAACTATTACGGGGGTTCACTTTATGAATGGACACCCTTTGGAAATCATAAATAGGCTTGTAAAACGTGAGCAGAACGGAATGCAATATGATAAATATCCTTTGGTATGTCTATTCCATGACTTTCCTGAGAAATCATTTGCAGACGGCACGATTGAAACTACGCTTCATTTAGCTATTTGTCGGGCAACAGACCCAAATCTAATAGCAGATGAGCGTTACGAAAAAAACTTTAAACCAGTTTTATACCTTATTTACGAAAAGTTTATAGATAGATTAATTCATCACAAATCTTTTTTAGGCTATGCACCAAAGCAAACTATAAAATACGATAGATTGTTTTGGGGTTCGGATAAACTTGTGAAAGGGCAAGCGAACGTCTTTAACGATTACTTAGACGCAATTGAAATAACAAATTTAACAATCAAATTAAATACATTAGTATGCCAATGATTAACGAAATAGCATGTACGGAAGTATTTGCGAACACTGGCTTTGGTCAGTGTAATTTCTCCCCTCGTGAGATTTTCGGAATCTTGCTAGTAAATCCAGACTTTGTAATAGAAGATACGGACACGGCAACACTCCAAACTTTTTTAACTAATGCTGCAAGGAATATCAATAAGGGATTAAGATTACGTCCTATTATGGGCTTTGTTGAAGCTGAGGACAGTTCAGAAGAACCAGTACGTCAAACGTTTGGGTATGGTGCTACTAAGACGCTTAGAGACGGTAACTATAATTGGCAATTTAAGTTTGTCAATGGTGGTACTTGTTTGCTTAAGTCTTTGCAGGCATTGAACGGTCAAACTCCTTATGTTATCTTTGTAGATGCAGCTTACAACTTAATTGGAACTGTAAAAGACGGTGGTCTTGGAGGTATTCCAGTAACTGATTATTGGGCTAATCCATGGAACTTAAACGATGGTAGTGGAGTTGCTACATTATTCTCTATTTACTTATCATTCGCTCCAACCTACATTAATCAAAGATTGGCATTCATCCAAACATCTACAATTCCAAATTTCGATATTTCTGGAGTTAGGGGAGTTCAAGATGTATTATTGAATGTTACTGCAAGCTCTGCAAGTTCAATATCTGTACAGTTGAAAGACAAATGTACGGGGAGCTTAGATTTCGGGGCGTTGTATTCTGACGAATTAGAAGATCCAACTGCATGGGCTGCAACTACTACATTAGGAGTTGCTCAAGTGATTGATACAGTTGTTTATAATTCAGCAACAAAGACATTTGTTTTAACATTTGATCCAGTAAGAGCTGCGGCAACTATTTTAAACTTAGCAGACATTTCTGTTTTGATAGGTTTAGATGTTATCGGTTACGAAGGTATCCCAGTGACAGTAGCAGCACCTTAAAAAAAGAGTATCTCATAGTGCTATATTTTGAGTAGCCTAATCTTAATTGATTAGGCTATTTTTAGTTATATTTGAGCTATGCCATGTCAAATAATAATTAGAAACTTTGAAAAAATAAATGATAGTACAGTAAATGCGGTGTGGTCAACATTTGCACCTGAATGTATGTGTGGCGAAACTATTTTCAATAGACGAATTAAAGATGTCGATATTGATAGTCTTTATAAGATTGGAACTACTGAATTTGACAGAAAGAAATTAAAGATTTTCTTACTTGATTGGATGGATAGCAATGACGATTAGCGAACTATATCAAAATGCAAAAGCTATTGATTTAGCTGATATTTTTAGTGATGTAATTGCTAAGAACGAAAATCATTTAATACAGTTGAATCATAACCAACTTTATAAGGATAGTAGCGATAGCGAAGGCAATCAATTACAACAATACAATTCACTTGAATATGCACGTGAAAAAGAGTCAATGAATCCGAGTGTAGGATTTAGAAATACAGACCTTTACTATACAGGTGCATTTTATCGTGGGTGGTCATTACTCATAACCAATTCAGAGTTTATGTTTGATTCAAGCGATTCAAAAACATCAAAACTTATTGATGATTACGGCATTAATATATTCGGACTTAGAAAAGACAATTTAGAATCTTTTACAGTCAATATCTTTGCGCATGATTTCTTTACAGAACTTAATACCCAATTATCAAAATGAGATTAAAAGATATTCTTTATCAAAAGTGCTCAGAGTTTACAGTAGCTAAATTTATATCGGTTGTTGTTGATAACGATTTAAGCGTTCTTGTAAAAGAAAAAGGAGCAATAAAAGCTAAGAAAAAACACCTTATCGAGGCATGGGATAAAATATATTCTGAATATTCGGAGCTACTGCAAAATGATGAGCAGAAAGTTTATTTAGTTCTTATAAAAGAAAGATGTGCTTTGCAATCTAAAATATACGTAACTCAGCTTTTAGTTGAATCTATTAGCAAAAGATACAATGAAGCAAGCTTGCAAGTATTAAAAAGATTAGGATTTGAATTTCCATTCACAAAGAAGTCTTATATTAAAGATTTAAATAAGGTATTAACATTGATTAAATCCGATCAATTACAATTAGTTTCTGTAGAAACACAACTAAAGCCTTTCATGAAAGATGTTAAAATTAATCGTTCGGACATTTTAGATTTACTAATTTTACTTTCAAAGCATAACGGATACGCAATTAAAGAAGAAGACACCACTTTACAATCATACATTTCACACTTAAACGCTTTCAAAAGATGGCAAGCAGCACAAAAATTGACGAAATAATAGACCCGAAAGCGTTCGCAGATTGGGAACGTTTCGTTAAAAGCCTTGAAACGGGTCAACAAAATATGTCTAAAATGGTAAGCGAGGTTATGGATTTGAATAAAGCTATTCAAGGATCAGCTTCACTAAAAGACATGCAAGCGAATGTAAAGTCTTTGCAAGAAGCTTATGATAAGTTGGATAAAGAGCGTTCAAAATTAGTAGCTACACAAGATAAATTAGCTAAGGCGGAGGAGCAATTAGTGAAATTAACTGCTGAAAAGGCAAGAGTTTTAAAAGAAGAAAGTCAAGCGACTAAAGAGGTATCTGATAGCTCCGAGAAATATACAGGAACTCTTAGTACTGCGGTAGTGAAAGTAGCTGAACTAAAAAAAGAAATAAATACTTTAAATGCTGAATATAAGGCAAATAAAGATTCAATGCCTACTGAAGAAGCAGCGAAATATGAACAGCAAATGAGTCTATTGAAAGCTGAACTTTTAGAAGCAAACAAAGAAGTCAGAAATCAAGCAAAAGAAATTAATGCAACATCTGGAGCTTTTCAAGCTTCGCTAACTCCATATCAACAATTTTCAAAAGAGGTAAAAGACGCAAAAGACAAAGCAAAAGATTTAGGAGCGCAACTCATAGCATTAAAAGCTAGCGGTAATGGTTCAGATGCAGAAATAGAAAGTCTTTCAAAAGAGTTTAATGACGCCTCAAAGTCAGCTCTTGCTTTAGATAAAGAAATCAAAGACTTAGATAAAAGCGTAGGAGATTCTCAAAGAAATGTAGGAAACTATAACGTAATATGGGATAACCTTCCTGGTCCTATAAAGAACGTTATCACAGTCTTTGAAGGATTAGGAGAAGCTCAAAAAGCATTGGTAGCGCAAGGCGCAAAAGTATTAGGGTTTCAAACAGCTACACAGAAAGCAGAACAAGCTCGAGTAGTTACGTCTAATGCGCTCGCATCTTCTTTAACAGCACAAGCGACAGCTACTACAGTTCAAGCTAATGCGAGCCGTCAAATGATAGGATTTACAGTTGCAGATACATCCGCAACAAAAGCAAATGCTATCGTAACCGCAGAGAATGTCGTAGCTAATGAAGCGGCGGCGGTATCGGAAGGAGCAAGAGCTACAGCTACAACGGGAGCTACAGTCGCAACAAACGCTTCTACAGGAGCGCTAGGGAAACTTAAAATTGCACTTATTAGCACGGGGATAGGAGCTATTGTAGTTGTGATTGGATTATTAATTGCTGCATTCTTATCTACTCAAAGAGGAGCTGACGCTTTGACAAGAACTTTAGAGCCATTAAAAGCAATGTTTCAAGGAATAATAGGAGTAGTTCAAAACTTAGCAACCGACATTGTAGATGCTTTTAAAAATCCTCAACAAGCATTAAAAGATTTAGGGAAGGCTATTTTAGATAATATCGTAAATAGATTTACAGCGGTAGGTGTCATTTTAGATGGAATTGCTAACAGAGATTTTAGTAAAATTACAAATGGATTAGTTCAAATGACTACTGGGGTTGAAAATGTAAACGGCAAACTAAAAAAAGGCGTTGATTTTCTAAAAGAACAAGCTAAAGTTGGTAGTCAAATAGCTGAAAAGTCCATCCAATTAGAAAAATCTCAAAACGCTCTAAATGACTTGAAAAACAAATATGAAGATAAAGAAAGAGCTTTATTGTTAATATCAAAAGATACTTCTAGGTCATTCAAAGAAAGAGCAGATGCAGCAAATAAGATAATTAAGATAACGCAAGAGTATGCAGTTGAGGAAGCAAAAGTTAAACAAATTGAGATTGACAGATTAAAATTGCAACAGTCATTGAATGATGTTAAAAGACAAGGCAAAGGAAGTCAAGAAGAGCTCATTAAGCTTGAAATGGAGTTGGATGATATTAATGACAAAACAGACGAGAAACGACTAGAGCAAACAAGAGTTCTAAGTGGACTCAAAAAAGAACAAAATCAAATTGCAAAAGAAGGCGCAGATTTAGAGGCAAAAAGATTAGCTGAAATAAAAGAACTTAATAGATCCGAAATTGAACAAATACAATTCGTTTTAGCTGAGAAATTGAAAGCATTAAAGATTGATAAAGAGGCAAGTAAATTAACAAAAGACGAATTAGGCGCAAGGGTAGCACTTGAAAAAGAATCGAATGATAAAATAGCTCAACTGAATGAAGGGTTGCAAAATACACTTAGAGATTTAGCGACTAAAAGAGCTGAGTTTGAACGTGATACACTAGAAGATGTTGCGAACTTAAATTTAGAAGCTTCTGAAAATGAAGCATTAGGGTATGTTGATAGATTAGCAAGCTTAAAGGATTACTTAGATGCCAAGCAACTTGTTATTGATGCGGATAATAGCCTTGAATTATCGAAGTTAGATAATCAAAGAAGAGAAGCGCAAAAGCTCCTTTTAGATGGTAAAATAGAAGAATATCAGGCTTTATCTGATATTATTTTAATCGAAGAGGATAAAATAGCTAAGATAACAGCTGAAAAAAGACGTGAATTAAATGAGAAAGTTACAAATGATTCTTTTGAAATCACAAAACAAGAATACAAAGACAAAGAAGAATGGGCATTAATTGCGCTCGAACAAACTTATCAAAAAGAAAATGAGCTTTTAGTTGAGCAAAAAGCGAACGGATTAATTACCGAATCTGAATTTCTACAAAAGAGATTAGAGTTACTCAAGAAATTTAATGATGAATCTTTACAGCTTCAAATTGACCAAATCAAAAAATTGATTGATGCGAGTAAAGCAGCAGGTAAGGATACGGGAGCATTAGAAAAACAATTAGCTAAACTACAGATTCAGCAAGCAAAAGCCGTTACGGACGCTAAAATAGAAGGCATTGACAAAGTTTTAGAGAAAGAACAGGAAGCAAAAGACAAGATTAAAGAATATGCAAAAGAAACAGCAAAGCTAATTATTGACATTGCAAATCAAGCTATGGATGCTAAGATTGCAGAAACAGAAGCTAAAATCGCAGATAATGAAGCGGAGAAACAAATAGCATTAGATCGTATCGAAAATTCAACTCTAAACGAAGAGCAAAAAGCAGCTCAAAAGTTCGCTATTGAATCCAAATATGCCGCTAAAGAAAAGCAATTAGAAGAGCAGCGTATTAAAATGCAACAACGTCAAGCTAAAATAAATAAAGCTATTGCGATAGGCGAGATAGTTATATCAACAGCTAAAGGAGTTGCAAGAGCTTTGTTTGATTATCCTTTTCCTTTAAGTTTAGGAGTAGCTGCGACTATTGGTGCGTTTGGAATTGCTCAAGGTGTTTTGGTCGCAAGACAACAAGTGCCTCAATTCTACAAAGGTACAGATTCATCTCCTGAAGGATGGGCACATATTGGAGAACGTGGAACTGAATTAATGGTAAAGCCTGACGGAACAACTCAATTAACTCCTCCTACAGACACTCTAGCATATTTAGATAAAGGAACTAAAATCTATAATGCAAGAGAAACAAAGTCTATTTTGAGCGGTCAAAAAGGTATTGATTCAATGAAAATTATAAATTTTGACAAATTGATAATTGAGCAGAAAAGAAGCACGTCCGAACTAAAGAAATCTTTTAGAGATAATGCAAGTCAAACGATGATCACAAAAGAAGGCTTGCGAGTAGTACATGCAAGAAACTCAAAGCTTAAAAACTATCTTTCAAAAAATAATCTATAATGAAAATATTCAAATACTTTTTTAAGATTAATGGTAACGAGTATGAAATCCCACAAGCTCCGAAAGGATGGGAAGATACTAAAGTTGAGTGGAAGAGAGATACTGTTAAATATTGGTCAAATATTCAAGAGTTCTCTTTGCCTTTCCAATTTGTTTTGAGCGCAGCGCAATATCTAAGGAAGGTTTTGTATACAAGTGGAATTGAAGCAACTCCTACTTTAATAGTAAGAAAACTAAATCCAAAGTTTGAAACCTATGAAGATTTTTACGAAGGTGATTTAGATTTATCGGAGGCAGAAGATAGCAGAGATTCATTTGAAGCCAACTTGATGATTAGTAATTTAGCAGCTAAAATAAAAGCTTTATCCTCTACTGAATTTGACTTAGATTTCGACGATTCGATTAATGTAAGAGTAGCAGGAATTGATTTAATCGAATATGCGAATATTTATGCAAGCGGAACTTTTGGGTCTTGGGGAAGAAGACCTTTTGTTTTTGGAACATCTATACAAGATTTCGACATTCCGCTTGGCACTTTTACAGTGTTTGAGCAGACGGAAGAAGAAATGAGCACTCCGATTAACTTCATCACAAGTGATAATTTTTTAATTACAGCTAATATTAGTGGAGAATATCAGATTTCAGGAACTATAAAAGCAAGATTAAGGAATAGAGAGACAGCAGGTGTAAATCTATATTGGAAAGTCTTAGTGGTAGATAACACATTGCAATCAGGCGGAAATCCAGTATTGGTATTTGATACTGAAAATTTATATTATAATTTAGATTTTGAATATGAGTTTAATTTCTCAGTTTTTTTTAATGCAGTTGCAGGAAGAAATTACACTTTAATTCTAGTAGGCTATAATCCATTTGGAGGAGATAATCCTGGTACTTTTTTCGAGGTTCAAGAATCTATTATCAAAATATCAGCAGCAACTACAACCGAACCAGTAATTATAAAAGCACTTAGAACGAAGACATTGTTTGATAAAATAGTTTCTAAAATAAGTCCAAATAGTACGGCTCAATCCAATGTTTTGGACAACTCTTTGGAGGTCATAACTTCTGGCGATGCTATTAGAGGTATTCCATTTCCAAAGATGAAAACATCTTTCAATAATTTCTTTGAAAGCATGGACGCACTTTACAATGTAGGCTTAGATATTAGTTCAGATGTTGCGATACTAGAGAAGAAAGATTTCTTTTTTCGACCTATTGAAATGGCAGTATTAAGCGAGGTAAAAGATTTGAAAATCACACCTTTTAAAGATGGCTTAGCTTCGAGCATTAAAACAGGTTATCCGGATAGCTCGTATGATGCAGAAAATGGAAGGCTTGAATTTAATTCTACGCAAGAATGGACTACGCCTGCTGTTAGAGTAAACAAAGGCTTAGATTTAATTTCGCCTTACAGATTTGACCAATTTGGTATTGAAGAACTTAGAATTAAACAACTTTCTGAAAGCACAGATAACCAAACAGATACAGATAACAAATGGGATAAAATAATTTTCGGGCTTTGTATAAAACCAACTCCAGATGAATTTGGAATTTATGACCTTGAATATGCAACCGATTACGACGAAGTAACGGGAGTTGTATCAAGAAGCTCAACATATAATTTGAGAGTAACTCCCAAAAAGAACCTATTAAAACACATGGATTTTATAGCTTCATCATTTTTTGGAATCAATGCGAATGGATCAATAAGCTTTGCGAGTAGCTCAAAGAATGCAGACGTTATGACGCTAAAAGATAGTGTCCGAGTTGCTGAAAAAGACAGTATAGACATTAGAGATTATTTAGCCAATAGAATGTTTTTGCCTTTTGAGGTATCTTTTAAATCTAATTATCCAAAGAATTTACAGAAACTTATACAAAATTCGCCTTATGGATATATTTCTTTTTATAGTAAAGGCAATAAGTTTAAAGGTTATATTTTGGAGTGTGGAGTGGACATTACTAAAAATACTGAACAAGACTTTAAGCTATTGCTTACACCCGAAAATGATTTGACACTTTTATTTTAATTAATTAACATTATCTTTGAAAGCATGGTTATTATTTCTCCGACAAATCCAATTAGATTCGATAATTCACTTGATTATGGATTTGGGATAAATGCCGATCCTTTATGTTATAGGCAAAAGTTTGAGTTGGCAGATTTTACAAGATTGCAAGTAAGGAGTGACGATGAAGAAGTCTATTTAATTATAAGAGAAGCGTTCACCGGAAAGCTAATTGATACGTTAACATTTAGTGAGATTCCTTCGCTTTTGGTTGATCAAACGTTCAAGATATTTGAACTTGATGTTATATTTTCAGGGTTAGGAGTAGGGGAATATGTATTTTCAATAGATGATAATTCAAGCTCCATTATTTCTGTAAAAACAAAGCACGAAAATACTTTACTTTTCAGATACCAAAATTCAGAAAACAACTTTGGGATTGTATTCGATACTGGGATTCAATTTTATCTAAGAGTTGAGGGCACTATCCAAAATTACACGCCAAAATCAGATGATGTGATTTATACGGATCAACTCAAAAATGCTACTAAATTATTTGGACTCCCTTATAATGTTTTTACGTTATTTGTTGGCTCACCTCGTGGCGTTGATGATTTCATGTTGGATTTAGTCAATAGGCTTTCTTCATGTGACATGATTCAAATCAATGGTATTTGGTACGAGAAAACAGAAGGTGCTGAGTGGGAAGTTGAAAGAGTAGATAACTATGCATGGGGCGTTATGTCAACTGAAATAATGCCTGCACAAAATACAATGCTTGAAAGATTAGCGGTTGACGAAACTTTAAATGAAGATGAATATATGATAATTCAAAGATACTCAAATAACTTCATGAATAATTCAGAGGCTACAATTACGATTGAAGATACATTTTATAAGAACGTAGTTTTAAATTACATAGCAGTTTATAGAAAATCGATTCCATACACGTTGAAAGTTGGCATAACTCCAGGAGGCAATGAAGTCGCAGAGGTGCTTATCGAGAACTTAGTTCACACGGTAAATATAATGCACAAATTCAGCGATTTGCAGACGTTGTATTTAAGTGGAATGACTGGAGAAAGTGACATTTCCGTAGTATGGGATCGAGTAGATAAGATTTTCAAGCCTAATATGGGTGAAACTTTACCCGCAGAAACTTTAGGCAAAGGAGCTACTATAATGTGGCAAGGTACGGTTGAGGACTTAGAAATTCAATTTAATTTAGTTTCAGGAGCTGCAAGATTAGGTAGTGATTGGGTTGGTTGGTGCATTTCTGACGGACAAAATGCAACTATTAATATGTCGGGCAAGGTTGCGCTCGGCTGGAAATATGAAGATTCTAAATACGGAGTTATTGGAACATTAGGAGGCTCGGAAACACATACACTTACAACGGATGAGCTACCAAACTTTCATTTAAAAATGTTTGGCAATGATTATGTAAATGCAGACGTTGTAGCAGATTTAAATGCTAATTCTATTGTCTCAAAGGCTACAACTACATCAGGAAGCAAAGCAGAAAAATATGCAATGCGTCAATCTCAAAATATACCACTTCCTGCGCAGCCAACATTAGGTAAAACTTCTAGTATTGGTAGCGAAGTTCCTCACAACATTATGCAACCTTACGCAGTTATTGTTTACATAACTAAAATATCTTAATATGCAGATTTTAACAGCGTTTAGAGTTTTAGTAAACTTTATAAAAAGCAGAGATGGCGGTAATATTCAAGCTCAAAACATAATCACTTATACAGAAGAGTTTGGACTTTCCGACTTAGATTTAATCTACAAAAAGTACTTAGATTCGGTCATTGATTCTTTGGCAATTCCAACAAAAAGTAAACTTCTAATTTCGGGTGATACTACTATTGATTGGACAGATGGATTTGCAACAGATGTAGATGGCACTCCGACATTATCAACATGGAGTGAGAAGTTCGGAAATAATCCAACTATTCAATGTTGGATAAATATAGGAGATAGCGTTTATGTACTAAATGATTTACCTATTACTCACGACACGATTAATGGCACTTTGACCATTGAAGCAAGTGGATTAACTGATGTAAAAATTATAATTTCTTAAAAACAATAGTCATGAAATACATTTTATTAGTATTATTTACGGCATTCTCAATTAGTCTTAATGCTCAGATGTCACCTCCTACGGTTACACGCTCTGGAAATTCACTAACTCAGCAGGACAGCTATTTGACAGTAGCTAAAAGATTAGGCATTCCAACTTCTGCAACTGATGATTTAGACGCAGCAGTAACGGCTCAAAATTCTATTAAATTGCTTTATAACACTACTTTAAATCAGCTAAGAGTTTACAACCCTTTGACTTTAACTTGGTCGGGAATTGGAGGTTCGATTTTAGCATCTAATGGTAATTATGTTGACGATGATAGCGTTAAATTAGGAGGCACGCTAACTGAAAGTACATCAATAGAAAGAAATAAAAACGATTTTATTATTTCTAATGGCGATAGTTCAGAATTTCGTTTATTCGATAATAATTTTACTTTTTACTCAAAAGGAGTAGTAGATTTAGAAGGGCAGCAAACTTTAGGATTAACATCAAATTTATTTGTAATAGGCAATGATGAAGACAGTTTAAATTTAATTTTCACGAATTTAAAAAGAAAAGATACAGTCGATTACATATTAGGGGTAAATGAAAGCTCATCTATTAACCCTCTTATAAAAAAATACACTCTATTTAGAACACCAATTTCAGGAGGTGGCGGTGGTTCAACTTACCTCGCAAAGAATGGCATTTATATAAATAGTGACACAATTAAATTAGGTGGCAATATTACAGAAGATACAAAGTTAGATAATCCAAATTCAAAATCAGTACAGATAGGTAGCGATGGAGATGCAATGAATCTAAATGTAGCACCGCCAATCGAGTTTAGCGAATTTTTAGCATCTTTTTCAGGGTTTGATTATCAGGATGAGCACATGAAAACAGTTTTTGGAATCATCAAAGATATTGTATTTACAGACTTTGGATTTGATTCTACAACAATGGTAGGCTCATTTACGATAGCAGGAAATCCATTTGATTCGATATTTCCTGATGGAAGTATTTTTATTGATGGGATTTTCTACTCAGAAGACAACTTAGCAGTTGGACAAGAAAAATTTATCATTACCTTTCTAGGTGCTGATGTCTTTTTTACAACTACAACGCAATATAAAGGAATTCAAGAGCAGTTAATTTTGGGCGATAATGGAAGTCAAAGTCAAGCTATTGTAGGCGATAATGGTACTCAAGAGCAAGTTATTGCGGGCGATAATGCAAATCAAAACCAAGTAATTCAAGGAGATAATACAATTCAAGCTCAATCAATTGAAGGAGATAATGGAAATCAACGGTTTATTATCACAGGTGATAATGCTACTCAACAAAGTATTATAATAGGAGATTCAGCGAATGTATCTGCTATAATAGCTGGGGGAGATGGCAAAATCACAAGGTCGATACTTGATTCTGTAAACAATGCAAATGCATTAGAAGAAATTACGTCTGAATCTTATCTTTTTTCAGGTCTAAAAGTTATAGGTAGCGATACTATTTTCGCATCAAATTCAATTAGTCCCGATGGATTTGTGAGAGAATTTAGGAGTGGTTCTATAGTGAATAGAGACACGCTTAATGAAAATATGTATAAAGTTGAAGCAGGTGGAGAATCTTTAATATTAGACTCAAATGGATTGAACTATGGACAAGATTATTCTCCTTTTAATTTGAGTAATGGAGTTATTAAATATGAATATAGTGGAGTGACAGATACTCTTACTTTAAACCCAGTTTATTTAAAAATTAATCCAACTTTTTTAGGATTCTATAACAAAGAACCAATTTTACAGCCAATATTACCACTCGGAAGCAGCACAGATGACGTTATTCAAGTGCTTCAAAATTTAGGCTTAGTAAAAGAAGATTAATTAACCAACCTCACTAATTAAGAAAATATGAAAAAACTTAAACAAGTATTTTTAGCGTTCTTATTAATTGCATTTGCAGCAGTAGGACAAGCACAGACAACTAACACAAATGCAAGGATGATATCTAATCCATCTTTGCAAGTTTATCAACCTAAAACTGAATTTACACAAGGCTTTAACTTAGGTACTTTTTTTGCATTTATCCCAATTAAATATAATAAACAAGATGATATTCCAAAGGAATTATTAGAAAAGATAAACAAAGTAGTACCTCGTAAACTATTGAAAACTATAAGGTTTTCAGGTACTATGTCTAATTACATGACACTATCTCAAAAAGGCTATGGAGAGAACAAGGACTTATGGAAGATTTGGCAAATGTTGAACGGTAAACTATCATTCGGAGACAAATTAAAATATACAAGCTACTATTTTACAGATAATATGCCAGGAGTAGTCAATATGCTAACTAAATATGTTGATAGGTCATTTCTTTATAATTTTGTAGAGGCTTATAAACAGTTGGATGCAGAAGAAGTGGAGTTTACATTCAATAGCTTGTCGCCGTATTTAGGATTTATTCCTTTATCGGAGTCAATCGAGAGTTTAAAATATATCAAGGATAATACTAACTTAACGAGATTAGAGCTTGTAAATGAAAGCTATTTTGATGATAGAATAATCTTGAAAGTCAATAATGAGCAAAAAGGATATGAAAATGTAAAGCAGTTTACAGATTACTTATATAACATAATGCCAGAAATTACGAAGATTATAGGTAAAGATATTCCTATTGGTCTAAATATAGCTAATTATAAGAGTGGTCCAAAATTTAAAGGTCACAATAAAGCTTTCACAGAGCTTGCTGATAAGCTAATTGCAGATGGGTACAAAGTCTATTTAGTGCCTCACGTTTACTTTGATTCTTACGATTTAGTAGAAATTGAAGCAGAAATCAAAGATTTAATTTCTCCTTTTATTGGAAAGTATGAAGTCCGGGTAACAGAATTTAATGTAGACCCTAAAGTAAAATTTCCAAATGGCAAGAAACTCACACAAGAAGAGTACTCGCTTTTCATGGATAATATCTTAGAGATTTTCAAAAAACAAGGAGTTTCGGGAGCTTTCATACATAGCCTTTGGGAGTTAGACGACACGCAATTTTCATATATAAAAAGCAAATAAACCACTTTATTCAACTCCACAACATTCAATTATGAAACACAAAACGATTAACTTATTTGTTGCTATTGCAACAATCTTGCAAACGATTCTTTTATCAATTGACCAATTTAAAATTGAGCCTTCTATTCATGTATGGATTATGGTCGTTTTAACGTTTGGTATTTTGGTATTTAATACACTAGCGAATTGGAAATCTAATACAATGGTGGTTGTAAATATTGTTGCGCTCATAGGCTTCTTTGCAGGTGTAATTATAGATAAAATAGATTTGATACCTTCACTTTCAGAGGTTGCAAAAGCAAATATATTAGCAGGTGCAACACTGGCAGTAACGCTTTCGAATATCTTCAAGAAAGCTTTGACGCAATTTTTGCCAATCGAAAAAACAGAAGATGCTTCACTTAATAGATAAATTTTCAGATACATTACATGAAATAATCAAGGTAATTTCTATCAATTTAGGGAGCATATTTCTTAGTTCAAATGTTGGATTAATAATAGATATTTTCGCACGTTCAGATAGTTTTTTCCATGACACTCAAAATATTTGGAAAGCTATTGCACCAATAGGAGCATTTATTTACACACTTTACAAAATTGCATCAGATGTTTATGATAGGATTAAAAAACGTAATATTAATAAGCGCAATAAGTCTAGTATTAAGTAGTTGCGTAACAGCTAATAAGTGCAATGATAAGTTTCCAGACAGGTTGCTGACTTCTGACACGCTGACTACAAGTAAGGTAGAAGATGTTTTATTAGGAAATATATTGGTTAACTTAGGAGATGTTGATTTATCTTTAGAAACACCAAATTTAGATATTAGATTCATTAGAGATACTGTGATTGTAAATACTAACGATACGCTTATAATAACTAATACAATTAAAGGTGGTCAGCAATCAATAAAGTGTGAAACTGTTAAGCTGGAGTCTATTATCAAAGGATTAAACGTTAAGATTAGAAGCTATGAAACATTAGTTACTAATACTAAACAGTTATATGTAGATGTAAAAGCTGAAAATAGAAAGTTGAAAATACTAACTAAAGAGAATGTCCATAATGCAAAAGCGAATAAAAATAAAGCTTTGAGCAAGATTTTTATGTGGATATTCTTATCTATTGCTTTAATTACTTTAGCGTTTAGTATCTTTAAATTTAAAAGAAAATGACAAACCCACTAAATGACCTATTAACAATCGAGCGCATTAAATCTATGCACCCTATTTTAAGATATGACTTAGTTAACGACTATATCGAAATTAATAGAATGCTACCGAAATACGTGAGATTAAGGTTCACGCACACATATAGAAGCATCCATGAACAAAACGCACTATACGCTATCGGGAGAACGGTCAAAGGCAATAAAGTCACGAACGCTAAAGGCGGTAGTTCATTTCATAATTACGGATTAGCATTTGACGTTGTGATACTTTTAGATAAAGATAAAAACGGAACTTTTGAAAGTATTAGTTACGATCAAGATGAAAACTTTATGAAAGTAGTCGATTTCTTCAAATCAAAAGGCTATGAATGGGGAGGTGATTTTAAAACATTCAAAGATAAGCCACACTTTCAAAAGACTTTTGGAAAGTCAATAAATGATCTAAAAACTAAAAAAACATTTACAGAAGACAATAAAGCATATCCAATTTTATAGTATATTTGTGTGCCTCGTTTTAGTATTTTTAGCCTCTCCAGTAAAATGGCGAGGCTTTTTTTGATAAATACTAAAATCTATTAACCAGTCGATATTTAGAGGTTGACGAATAACTAAAGACCTCTTAATGATTTTAGATTTAGCCAATTCAGAAATGAGTTGGCTTTTTTATTGCCTAATGTTAAGTTTACGTTAAAACACAAAATAAATTATATAGGTATGCAATTATTAAGATAAAAGAGTTATATTTACATATCAATTAAAACGGAACGATCATGAGCACAGTTAAAGAAATATTATCAGCAAATAGAGTATCAGTAATTAATAATATCAAATGGTATTTCAAAACAAATAATCAAACTGAAATAATTGAGATAATGAAAGCTTTTTTATCTTTTTGCGAGAAAAATACTTCAGCTGAAAAACTTAACTCTTCAACAAGAATTAAAACGGATTTAAAACTATTGGTTTATGGTTTATTCTGTAAAGAACAAAAAATTGAAAGAAAAATCAACGAACAAAATGCAATGACCGCAAAATGGAATAAAATGACTGAAGAAGAAAAATATAATTTACAATTTCAATCAACACATGACTTGCAATTAGAAATCAGAAAAAACACTCGTCAAAGATGGGGTATATAATTCAATCTAAAAATCAAAGATGAAAACTACATTAAAAACAACAGAAGGAATAAACGTGGAAATCAACGTAGAGCCTAAAACTGCAAACACTGCAATTATTTCATTTCCTAACGATGATATACATTTTCAAAACTCAGAGAGAGAATTAATATCTAACAACTCTTTTCTTTTTAGGAATGGAAAAGGAAACTGTATTAAAATTAAAGGTAAAGGGATTATTGATTTTAATGCCGCTGGTGGTACTGCGTTAGTTATTTTGGGATGGGAAAAGTTTGAAATAAAATTTATATAAGTTCTATCATGCAAAAATCAGAAAAAAAAACAGGAAGCACTTCCACTCCAAATGTGGAGATTAATATACCAGTAGGATTTGAGATTACTGAAATGGGTTTAGATTTATGGATAAGTTCAGATAAGATAGATGAAGCTTTATATTTCCCTATAAATCATATCAAATTCGTCCACCAAGTCCAAAACCTCTTTTTCGCACTAACAAATCAAGAACTAAAATTAAACTAGCATGGGCAAATTCACAATAAACGAAAACGGTAAAATCCAATATAATGACGGACGTGGATTAAAATATCTTAACGTCTTAGGATTAGACGACAAATACTTTCTCCATCATGACGAAACTTGCATAATAGCTGAAGAACGTTTTGGAATGATCCTTTGCAAACGAGTAAGAACTGAGCAAGATGAAAAAAGATTACCTGAAGACTTCTATGACGAAAATAATGAAGCTAATTTACTTGAAAAAGAAATGATTTCTTCTTATGAAGGCTCTTTTAAAGACATTTTGGTAGTTTTGATTGGGATTATTGCAATCTTTGGGGTGTCTTATGCTTTAAATTATTTAATAAACCTATTATAAAACTAAAAATATGACAAAATTTATTGATGGTTCTAAAAGAAATGAGCCTAAAAAAGAAGTGAAAAAGACAGTATTTACGCATTTTGTAAATTATAAAAAAGAAATCATAGAGGCTAAAACACAGCCTGAAGATTGCGATAATATAGAGTTTTTGTTTCATGATAAAGTATATGGAGATGTTTTTAAAGCATGGAGTAATATTAACCATAACAATATAACTTTATTTTTCGGCACTAAAGGGGACGAATATTATGAATAAGGTTAAATATTCAGGTTTTAAATCAACTATTATAGCTGTATTATTAGCTTTAATTGCTTTAAAAATTATTGAAATATTCATTGATAAATTTCAATATTTACAATAAAAAAAGTCCCAAGTGGCGAGTTCTTAAATCCGTTTTTTGTTAGTAATATTTATCGGATTTACTTTTACACGCTCCCGATCTAAGGTCGGGAGTTAATTTTAATATTATTTTCTAAAAATAATTATATACCTATTGCATTATAATAGAATTATACTTATATTTACATACCGAATAACGGTAAAACAAAAACAACAAGATTATGAAAAACCAAATCAATCAAATTATGAAAATCAACATCGAACAAACAAAAAAAGCGGCTTTAATGATTAGGTCGATTAGTCATCCAGTAGCGCAACAGATACTGAAATTTATCTCAGAAAAAGGTAAAAGTAAAGTAAACGATATCTATCACGAGCTGAAAAAGGAACAATCTGTAGTTAGCTTACATTTATCAAAGTTAAAAAAAGCAGGATTTGTAAGCTGCGAGAAAAAAGGACAAGAGCGTATTTACTCGCTTAATGTAGAAAATTTAGATAAGTTTAATGAAACGTTATCTGAGATAGTTAAATAAAAAAACTCCGCAGTTATTAGCTACGGAGAAAACTAAAATGATAAACATAGAAAAACAAGACAATTCAAAGATATGGAAAATGAAACAATAAAACAAGTGTGGAGGATTACTGATTCGAATAAATCTCAAACTTATAATGGAGGTTGGATTTATATCGGAACCCAACCGGGCGATTCTTCTATAGAGATTAATTATAGAGAAGGTGGTGAAATATCAACAGTTTCCGAAGCCATTAAAATAGCTTTAGAAATATGCGAATTGTTAAACTCAAAAAACAGACAAGATGGAAATTAAAGATTTAAGCAAGACAATTAAGCCAAAAACAGATCAGTTAAATGCTGATGATTTAGTAGGCGGTTCAATGACAATCAAAATTAGAGATGTCAAAATAATAGAATCTCCCGTTCAACCGGTATCAATTTATTTTGATAACGATAACAATAAACCATATAAGCCTTCATTAGGCATGAGAAGAGTTTTAGTTCAGCTTTGGGGAGATGATGGCAACGCTTATGTAGGTAGAAAATTGACTTTATTTAGAGATGATAATGTAAAGTTCGGAGGTGAAGAAGTTGGAGGCATTAGAATATCTAATGCAAGCCATATCTTAAAAGCTACAAGGGTACTTGAAACTGTTTCAAAAGGGAAGAGAAAACCAATTACAATTGAGCCTATAATTGAAGCTATAAAAGAAGTATTTAACGAATCACATCCAAAATGGAAAGCTGGGATTGAAGCATTAAAAAGTGGAAAAACGACTTTAGATAAAGTCAAATCTTCTTACATTATTTCAGATGCAACATTAGCTATTATTGAAGAACTTATTAAATCTGATAGCAATGATTAAGCCTATTTTCAAATGTCATTGCTCAAGTATTGGAGCAATTATGACAAATCCAAAATTGAAATCTGAATCTTTATCTGCAACAGCAAAAGGAGAAGCTATAAAATGGATGAAATCGATTCTTTACAATAGGATAATATCGTTTTATTCAGATGCAACGGATAAAGGCAACCATTGCGAGCCTGAATCAATAGAGCTGATTAATAATCATTACGGATTTAAAGCTACAAAGAACGAAATCAAAAAGGAAAATGACTATCTAATCGGAACATGTGACATTGATTTAAAAGACTCTTACAATTTGATTATAGACGCTAAAAATAGTTGGTCTGAAAATACTTTTCCTTTGTTTGATAAAGAGTTAAAAAATAAATCGTATTACGGTCAAGGTCAAGGGTATATGAGCCTTTATGATGCAGAGAATTTCGCAGTTATTTACACGCTAAACGATGCACCTGAGCACTTGATTCAAAAACATGCATGGTACAAAACTAACGAGTTAGGACTTGATGAAATGACTATTGATATTTACGATGAGGTAAAAGAGGAAATGACTTATAGCCACTTGCCTATTCATTTGAGATTAAAAAGATTTGATTTCGCTATTGATAGGCAGTATATTGAAGATGTGAACGAAAGAGTTTTATTGATTAGAGATTGGGTTGAAAATGAAACAGATTTTTATAAATTATTAAACAAGTAGCAAAATGAAACACGAAACAATATCATTATACGGAGAAGAACTTGACGTATATTATAAAATAACAGAAGGAATGATTTCTTCAAGTAGAGATGTTCCAAATGATGAAGACGAACTAAATATCATTCAAATTGAGAAAGATGGTGAAGATATTACAGCCCAAATAGGGTCAGATGAGTTTGAGAAAATAGAACAATTATTAGTTGACAAAATATTAAATTAAAATTATGGAAAACTTTTTTATAGAAGACGAGTTCTTCTCAACATTAGATGATTTGATAGACTACATAGGACTAGATGTAGAAGAATTAGATGATAATTGGACTACCAAAGTTAAATTGTCGGAATTAGAGCCGATGTTTCAATTCAATGAAAAATTTATAGTTGATGCAATTATTAATAACACGGACTTATTTGAAGATAGATTCCCTGAAAATTCAGATAACATATTCGATAAAATCAAAGAAGGGATTATTGCATCTGTTGACTTAGAAAAACTTAATAAAATGATACCATCTTTGTATTATCCAAATTGCGATTATCGTATTATTACAAAACAAGATTTATTAGACTTTAAAATTTAAAATTATGCAAATTACAGGAACACTAGTTCAGAAATTAGAAAAAATTAACGGAAAGTCACAAAATGGTGAGTGGCAAAAGCAAGAGTTTATCATATCGGTCGGAGATAAATACCCTAAAAACGTATGTCTTTCCACATGGAATGATAAGTGTGATGACTTAGAAAATATTCAAATTGGCGACAACGTAACTGCGGAACTTGAAATATCATCAAGAGAATATAACGGGAAGTGGTACACAGAAGTAAAAGCGTGGAAGTTCCAAAATATAAATCAAGCTCCTAAAGTGCAAGAAAATACACAGCAATCAACTCAATCAAATTCTTACCCTAAAGAAGATGAAATAGACGATTTACCATTTTAGTGGTCATCTTAGCCTGACCGCTAACGTCCAGCAAATATGAGAAGTAGGGCATGACGCTGGGGTACAACCCATGAAGGCGAAACACCTTAAACTAATATGATGAAGTCACAGACAGAGTTGTACCGCCCTATTGATTTTATACATTGTTACAAGCAGATTTTAATTTTAACAACTATAAATATGATAGATAATAAAGAAATACAAATAGGGCAATATGTAAAAAACCGAAAAGGAGATGTTATAAAAATAGATTTTATTGAGCATATAGAGGATGGATATTCTACAAAATTTGGAATGTACCAAGAAGAAAAAGACAGCGAATGGTTTGGGATGCACCCATTAACGGAATATACAGATTTTGCCGAACCTATTGAAATTAGTGGTCATTGGTTAATTGCTTTAGGTTTTGAAGAGTTAGAAGCAGATACTGAAAGCAGATACTATTACTATTCAAAACATTTAGGCGAAGATTATTACTTAGATATAGCATATAATCCGTTTGACTGGATATTTTCTCTTCGTTCAATTTCAAACCTGATGCCTGACGAAGTTTTCTATCTACCAAACAAAATAAAATATGTTCATCAGTTGCAGTCTTTTTTAAATTGCTTGTAACGTGATGCGGCTATGCCCAGTTGGGCAATTTAAAACATAAATTTATCAACTTAAAAAATAAAGTAACAATGGAACACGAAAATTTGAATACCACAGAAACTGCCCAATTGGGTATAGGTGCTGTTAGTGGCTGCCTTTATGCTTTCTTATACAATAGTTGTATTTACGAAAGTAGTTTGGCAACTGTCAGTTTGCATTATTCCAAAAAGGGTGCAGAAAAAGCAATGCAAGAGCATAAACAAAAAGAATTAGATAAATTTAATAAAATGTATGCAAAAAACGATAATGAGTTTGGTTTCAAATTTGGCGAACACGAAGACTGGTGTGTACAACCTATTGAGGTGCTTCCGTAAGGTTGCCACTAACATATCGCTAAACCTACCACAACCAAAGTAAAATAAATAGAATATTAAATAAAAAAAGAACAATGAAAAAAGAACACAAAAGCATTTACAGAGATCCGATAATGCAAATATTTTATCTGGACCAATATAAAATATCTTTATCAAAAAAGATAACCGATAAATTAGAAGTGCAAAAAGGCGATTGGATTAATTTGGAAGTCATTAATAAAAAGCTAATCATTAAAAAATCATCTCAGAATGTCGGTTATAAAATAACAGTAAATGAAAGCAAAGCCGTTAGTTTTAGGTCAAAATCCTTCATGATTGCAGTAAATAATTACCTTGAATTTCTAAAGATAAAAGGAACGTCACATATTTTTGAAGTTGATTTAGAAACTATGGCTATTACTTTTTTAAGATCGAGATTTAGATAAAAAATATAATACAAAACGTTAGTTTTATCTATCTATTTGTAGTAAATTTGAGAAACGATTTCGGGCTTGGCGAAGTGGCTGAACCCGAAGCTAAATAGAATTGCTAAACTTTAAAATTAAAAACGAATGATTGATAGAATTACTGAACAGCCATTTTGCCAAACCCGTGTTATATGCAGTGCTTTATCTTCCGATGAATGGAGAGGATTAGCTGGGCATATTGATAACGGTTTCTTTGGTAGTGAAAAAACTTTTTCGGCTGAAAGAAAGAACGGTTATTATTACCTAAACACAAACAAGTGTGATGATGTGTCAATGGTTCGGGTGTATTGTCAAATCGGAGTTGTGGGAATTGATAAGATTGAACGACTTGGAGAAGATACAGAAGGGTGGCAAGAGATACACCCGACCACATACAAGAATGTCGAAAAGTTTTTGAACGGTATGCGGTCATAGCATTGCTTATAATGGGATTCAGCTAACAGAAGTGGCTGCCTAAATAAAACTTCAATTTATAAACAAATGCTTGTAGCAGCCATTTTTGTTAGGTGCTGTTATAAGTTGTAAAATAAAATTAGCGATGGCATATCCAAAAGAAATTGAAGAAATGGTAAAATTAATACCAAAAGAACACCATAAGAATATTCAAAAGATAATTAAATTTTATCATCAATTGGGTGTTTCTGAAATGCAAGATTTGATACAAGAATTAGTTGCAATACCTCCTGACAAAATTAATGAATATGGAGTATGGCACAATAGCGAAATTGATGGCGGGTAGGCAATTTTATTTTATTGCTTATAACGTTAAACGGCTTTGTGCAGGTGGGGAAATCGAAGCCGAAATGTTCAACCCACAACTAAACTTAAATTGAAAAACAAATGATGAATAAAGCAGAAAAGCCCCACTTGCACAAAACCGATGTTACTGGCAGTACGGGTTTAACACACGGTTCTCTTTTCTCCGGGATAGGTGGATTTGAGATTGGAGCAGAAAGAGCCGGTATAAAAACACTTTGGAATTGTGAATATGAAAACTACCAACGTAATATTTTAAAGAAAATTGATAAAGATGCAGAACAATACACAGACGTTAGAACCGCAGAAATCAACAGATATGTGGACATCATTAGTGGCGGATTTCCGTGCCAAGACATCAGCGTTGCAGGAAAAATGGAAGGTATCAAAGGAGAACGCAGTGGGCTGTGGAGTGAAATGTGGCGAATTATTCGGGATATTAGACCTAAATACGTCATCATTGAAAATAGTCCAGCTTTACTTATTCGAGGATTTGAGCAAGTCTTATGCGACCTTTCCAAAATCGGGTATGATGCGGAGTGGCAAAGTATATCAAACATTGCTTTTGGATACCCACACAAAAGAGAAAGATTGTATGCTATTGCCTACTCCAACGAAATCGGACTACAAAGCGACCTTTGCGAACAAAGAGCCACTAACTCGATATTTAGAAAGTGGACATCAAATCAGAATGATGGATATACTTTGTCAAAAAGGGTTCACGAAATCCCAACGTGTGATGTTATTAGAAATGGCGATGGGTTTCAAAGCTGGACACACAGAGTTGGAAGTGTCGGAAATTCCGTAAATCCAACATTGGCACATTACCTATTTGAATGTATAAAAGTTCATTATGAAGCACTCAGGTAGTATTGCCAGTAACGGTGGCAATTGGCGAAGTAAAAGCCTTGCACTACCGTTGATGGTTAGCACAATGCCCAATGGCTTTTATTTTGCCAATTGCGTGTTAGCTGCTGTTTTTTTATTTGATTATCAATACTTTAGAAAATAATTTAAAAATATCTTTGAAAAAGTTTGCAGAATCAAAATAAAGGGTTTATATTTGTACTCGATAAGCAATTAAGCATATCACTAAAAACAAAAAAAAATGGTACAAGGAATTAAAAGTAAATTTTACACAGATGTTAAAACTCCTGTAATAGCAGGAATGCAATTTTGTTATGGTAAAGGAGAAACTAAAAACAATAAGTGTAAACAAATAGGATATGATTTAGTAAGAATTTATTTTGATACAATAGAAAAAGATTGCACAATTGGTCAAGAAAGAATAAAAAGAGTATTCAATGACTAAGAAAAAAGAAGCAAGGGGAGGCACTCGGCAAGGTCG